GGTAACATTGTTACTGCTGGAGCATCAGGAGATGATGTAGATTTTGATTTAGGTACTGCCGCAGGTGGTGGACAGATCATTGATGAAGAAGCTATTCTTGATGATGGTGGTTCAGCCGTAACATGGTCGGCTAATGCACCTCTGTATATTATTCAGAATTCACACGGTCATGCAGCTAATGCTTTTGTTAGTACTAGCGTTACTGCTGGTGTAGTTGGTGGCCCTGCAACGTCTGAAGCAATTGTAATTGCAGCAACATTGTATACAGCTTCTGCTAGAACTTTATATGCACGATTAAAGCCTTTGGCAAATGATCTAGCTACAGCAGCTACAACAGTTACATACTTAGTAGAGTTCTTACATCTTGGTGTATTGCCTGATTAATGGTGGGGTACTTAGTTGCCCTCTATGAATCTTTACGGCCTAAAGATAAAGTTTTTAGGCCGTTAAATACATTCGGAATAATTATAATTAGTCTAGTTGTTACGTTTTCACTAGCCTATTCAATCATAGGACTTATATGAAAAAAATTATAGCTTGGTGTATGTCAACATACGCAAAAGGTATCGAAAAGATAGGTGATGGTATTGAAAGTATAGGTTATAGTCTTACTAGCCATTCTTATCGTATAGCAAAGAAAGCAAAGGGAATGGTAGATGCCTGAAGATACTTTCTTAGAAAACACAGCCGATTCCGTCTTTTATGATGATGTAGACGGAGAACATGGTAAAGATCTTAATCTTACAGCACAAGTAAAATCTAACTTAGTTGGTTTAATTGAATCTCGATATGAACATGCAATGCAAGTTAGAGAAAACGATGAGCGTAGATGGATAACATCTTACCATAATTATCGTGGGCTGTATCCTAAGAATGTACGTTTTAGAGAATCTGAAAAATCTAGAGTCTTTATCAAAGTTACAAAGACTAAAGTACTTGCTGCTTTTGGACAGCTAGTAGATGTTATATTTGGTACAGGTAAATTTCCTATTGGTATAACACATACTAAAATGCCTGAAGGTGTACAAGAGTATGCTCATCTTGACAGAGATAATCCTACTCCTGGACTTGAAACAACACCTGCTGAAGAACCTATGCAAGCTGAAGAAACTTCTACTCCTTTTGACATAGGTTATGAAGGTGATGGTAAAACTTTAGCTCCTGGTTCAACTTTAAATAATATTACTTTCTTAGAGCAAGAAGGTGAGAAAGCTAACAAATTAGCTGATGGCCCTTCTCCATTTCCAGATGTAATGGAGATTAAACCTGCTGAGATGATTTCTAGACGAATGGAAAAACTAATCCATGATCAGATTGAAGAGTCTAATGGATCAAGTGAAATTCGTAACGCTCTTTTTGAATCTTCTTTATTTGGTACAGGTATTGTTAAGGGCCCATTTAACTTTAATAAAACTTTAAATCGTTGGACTCGTAATGAAGATGGGGAACGTAGTTATGATCCTCTTGAAGTAAGAGTACCACGTATAGAGTTTGTTTCTATTTGGGATTTCTTTCCAGATCCATCAGCTACAACAATTGAGGAATGTGAGTTTGTTGTACATCGTCATAAATTAAATCGTTCTCAATTCAGAGCTTTAAAACGTATGCCTTATTTTGATGAAGAGGCAATTCGTGATTGTTTAGTAATGGGCCCTAATTACGAAGAAAAAGATTACGAAACAGAACTTAAAGATGATGCACGTACAAATGAACAAGGGCTAGGACAGTTTGAGGTATTAGAGTATTGGGGAATAATGGATGCAGAGTATGCTCGTGAAGTTGATATGGACTTGCCTGATGATGTAGATGAGCTATCTGAAGTGCAGATTAATGCATGGGTTTGTAATGGTAAGTTGTTAAGAGCTGTTATAAATCCTTTCACACCCCATCGTATTCCATACCATGCGTTTACTTACGAGCGTAACCCATATAGTTTCTTTGGGATTGGTGTGGCTGAGAATATGGATGATTCACAAAAGATTATGAATGGTCACGCTAGAATGGCTATAGATAATCTTGCACTTTCAGGCTCATTAGTCTTTGATGTGGATGAATCTGCTCTTGTAGGGGGACAGTCTATGGAAATATATCCTGGTAAAATATTTCGTAGACAAGCTGGAATGCCAGGTACGGCAATTAATGGTCTAAAGTTCCCTAATACCTCTAACGAAAATATGATGATGTTTGACAGATTTAGACAGCTTGCAGATGAACAAACAGGTATACCTAGTTATTCACATGGACAGACAGGTGTACAAAGCATGACTAGAACTGCATCTGGTATGTCAATGCTGCTAGGTGCTGCAAGTCTTAATATTAAAACTGTTGTAAAGAACTTAGATGATTTTCTTTTAAAGCCTTTAGGTGAAGCATACTTTCAATGGAACATGCAGTTCCTTGAAGAAGACTTAGGCGTAGAAGGAGATCTAGAAGTAAAAGCTACAGGTACAAACAGCTTAATGCAAAAAGAAGTGCGAAGCCAAAGGTTGACTATGTTCTTACAAACTGTACAGAATCCAGCCATTGCTCCGTTTGTTAAAGTGAATAAGCTAATCAGTGAACTTGCTTATAGTCTTGATCTAGATCCTGATGAGATCTTAAATGATCCAGAAGAAGCGGCATTGATGGCTCAGATAATAGGAATGCAAAATGCTGGACAACCAACAGGCCAAGAAGCTGCTCCCCCTGGTCAACAACCCCCAGATATGGGAGGCCCTCCTGGAGTACCTACTTCACCTCAAGACACTGGAGCTACAGGCACTGGTGGTGGCAACATCGGAACTGGAAATGTACCGTTGCCAGGGGAAGATCAATTCTCTGGTAATGTTGGAACAGCTTAAAGATCAAGTAACAGAGGCACTAAACAGAGGAGAAGAGAATGCCTGAACTAGACGGAAAAGAATACGAATATACTGAAGAAGGTATAGAGCAGTACGAAGAAGATAAAGTAAAAGATCAGATGGGTGATCTTATGGTTCTTCCTGAAGAAGAACAAGAAATGCTTCCAGACGAACAAATGGAAGATGATTACACAGATTTTATAATTGGTGAGTCTTTGACTCCCGAAGACGAAGAATATTTGCTGACTGCACTTGAACAAGATGATCGATTAAGTATGATTTTTGATCAAGTAGTAGAAACAGCATCCGAATTTTCAGGTGCTGGCCCTGTAGAAGGTCCAGGATCTGGAGTATCCGATTCGATACCTGCAAGGTTATCGGATGGAGAATTTGTCATGACCGCTAAAGCAGCTAACGAAATTGGTCCAGATAACCTTCAAGGTATAATGGAACAAGCTGAAGTTGAAGCTGATGATCGAGAAAGACGAATAATGCAAGCTGGAGGTTTATTTAAACAAGAACCAGAACTTGTTCCTTCTGTTATTGTTGAAGAGGAAGATCCTACGAAACAAAAAAACAAAGAAGTAATGAGAGCTATGGATCCTCGTTTAAGTTTATTTTCTAGCTAATTAATCGTAGAGCCACCTGTTCTAGTCAAACAGCCCTCTACATAACTTTAAAAAAGTAAAATACCTTTTGATGCCACCTTACTTAGGCAAGCACTTATAAAGAAGACGTTCTTGGAATAAGCCACCTTCGGTACAGTAAGCACAAAGGAAGGAGAGTAAAAATGACTGAAAATGAAAATGTAGCTTCTAATGAAGAAGCACAAAACGAACCAGTACCTAATCCGTACAACATGAAAAAATCATGGCATACGGATGATGTTATGCCTAAGACTAGCCAGACTGCTGAAAGTTTGTTTGTTGATCCAAATCGTCAAGTAATTAAAGAAGACGAAGAAGGTGAACAACCAGAACCAGAACAGAAGGCAACACCTTATAAACAGCCTAACTATAAAAAAAGGTACGATGACTTGAAAAAGCATTACGATAGTAAGCTTAACGAGTTTAGAAGCAGAGAGCAGGAACTTATAAATGAAGCAACCGCTTCAAGACCTGAGTACCAAGCTCCTAAAACTGTCGAAGAACTTGAACAATTTAAAGCACAATATCCTGATGTTTATGATGTGGTTGAAACTGTTTCACACTTACAGAGTGAAGCCAAAGTCTCTGAATTAAATTCTAAGATTGCGTCTTTACAAGAAAGAGAAACAGCGGCCTTGAGAAAAGAAGCGGAATCGGAGTTACTTAGTAATCATCCTGATTTTGCAGACATTCGAGAAAGTGATGATTTCCATCAGTGGGCTGAATCTCAACCAGAAGATATTCAAGCATGGGTTTATAACAATCCTAATAATGTTCGTTTAGCAAGTCGAGCAATTGACTTATTTAAACAAGACATAGGATTGGCTTCTAATAAGAAGAAACAGACTTCTCAGAAGTCAAGAAGTTCAAGCTCAAGGGCTGCGGATATGGTATCTACAAAGACTACAACGATAGATGCTACAGCAGAACCTAAAATTTGGACTCAAGAGGAGATCGCAGCACTACCTATGGATGAGTTTGATCGGCTCGAATCAGAGATCGATAAAGCTCTTGAAGAAGGTAGAGTTCGTGATTAAAAAGTAACTATTAACATTTAAAGGTGACTTAAAATGGCTTATAATCAATCCGATGCTTTATTCGAGCAATCGACTGATACTAATGGTAACTTTGGTAACTCCGTAACTGGACAAACTAATGCATTCTTTATGCCAAAGGTTTATTCCAAGAAGGTACTTAACTTTTTTAGAAAAGCCTCTGTAGCTGAAGCTATCACAAACACAGATTATTCTGGTGATATTTCTGCATTTGGTGATACTGTCCGAATCGTCAAAGAACCTACGATTACTGTTTATCAGTATGAAAGAGGAGCTGACGTTACGCAGTCCAAACTTACCGACATTGAAGAAACCCTTACTGTTGATGTAGCAAACGCTTTCAAATTCAAAGTAGATGACATTGAGAAATCTATGTCTCACGTAAACTGGAAAGAGGTCGCATCCTCTTCTGCAGCTTACGCTCTTAAAGATGCTTTTGATGAAGGTGTTATAGCTGAAATGTTCTCAGGTGCTTCTACATCTTCACCTGACCATGTTATCGGTTCTGACAGTTCTACTGCTGATTCTACTATGACTCACGCAACGAACTCAGTCGATATGCTTGGTTCAGATGGAACTGGTGTAGATCCTTTAGATCTTATGGCTAGAATGGCAAGACTACTAGATGACCAAAATATTCCTGAAGAAGGAAGATGGTTTGTGGCTCCTCCTTCGTTTTACGAAGAGTTGTCAGGATCTAGTTCAAAGCTCATGTCAGTTGACTACAACGCAGGTCAAGGTTCTCTTAGAAATGGTTTAGTATCTAGTGGAAAGCTACGTGGATTTGATATGTACAAATCTAATAATATTGCTAGTACGTCTAACGCTACTGGTAAAGTTATTGCTGGGCATATTAGTTCTACGGCTACTGCACAAGCTATCACACAAACTGAAGTGATCCGTGATCCAGACAGTTTTGGTGACATCGTTAGAGGTCTTCACGTCTATGGCGCTGATGTACTTCGTAGCGAAGCTCTTGTAGCTGCTTTCTACTTAATCGACTAATCGTTAAGTAAAGAAAACAAAACGGTGTGTGGGAAGGAAATTTTATGTTCTCCTTCCCCATACTAAAAAGAGAAAAACATGGCAGAGATAGGAAACGAACAAAGACCTGTAATTTTCAAAAATAAGAAAAAAGGAAACAGGAAGCTAATAAGCGCAAGCAGTAAGATGACTGCTCAAGAAAGAAAAACATATAATAAAAATTGGGATAACATCTTCGGAAAACCCCAAAAGAATTTTAATAGACAAAAAGGATAATGGCAACTACATACTTACAATTAACGAATGAGTTATTAAGAGAATCAAACGAAGTTGTTTTAACGTCAGCTAACTTCGGTTCTGCAGTAGGAATACAAGCACACGTTAAGGATTGTGTTAATCGTGCTTATAGCGATATTGTTATGGCTGAACCTCGTTGGTCTTTTCTTGCCACAGGAGAAAGCGGAACTACCGATCCTTTTTATGGAAATGTTAGTGTAGATACAGTAGAAGGAACAAGATGGTATGAGTTAAAAGCTTCTTCAAGTTCAGTTGCAAATGATTATGGTGCAATAAACTGGGATGATTTTTATATTACAACCATCGGTGTAAGCGGAGAATCAGCACCTTACACAAGTAAAAATTTAAGATTTGCTACTCTTGAAGATTGGAAAGATTTTAGAAGAGAAGCTGAAAATGTAGATGATGCAGATACACAAACATACGGAACACCTAATGTAGTTTTTAGAAGTACAGATGGCCGTAAGTTTGGAGTAAGCCCTATACCAGATAAAGTTTATAAAGTTTGGTTCTTTGCTTGGGATTTACCTACAGCATTAGATGCATATGGAGATGCAATAGTATTTCCAGATATGTATAGTACTGTATTATTAGCAAGA